ATGTATCCTTTCTTATTTTTTTTTTTTATTAATTTATCCATTTCTTCTCCCCCTTCCTATCTATTTTTTGCAAGCCAGAGACCGCCTGCGTGTTTGCCTCTTGTCTCTTTTGCTCGCAGATGTATATAATAGTCAGCCCCCAGCCCACGCAACAGGCCCCGCAGGCACCGCAGGAAGCCCCACAGCAGCCCGCGCCCCGCCAGATCGTCCAAGATGACCCCTGGGCACGCCAAACCCAGCAGGAACCCGTCTGGGAACCCCCGTTCTGATGGACGCCGCCCACGAGCGCGCAGGCTGGGGCATAGACCCCGCCGAACCCGACGAGAACCCCCGGCGCTGCCCCCAATGCGAGGCTCCGATACTCCCGGGCCGCGCGCTGTGTCACCCCTGTTACGTCCGGGCCGAGCAACAACGCCGCGCCTTCACGGAGAGAGCTTGGATGACCAGGAACTACCCCAACTACAGGCCCCGCAGCCTGTTCCCCGAAGACTACGACCAAGAGGAGGTGACCAGATGACCTGCAACGACTGGACGCCCCGCGTGTGCGACTCATGCGGCGGCGCAATCAACCCCGTCACCGGCGAATGCCGGTGCTCAGACTAGAAAGCGACACACATGTTCTTCCAACTTGGAGACGAGCTCCGGGGCAACCCGAAGATTCAACGCCTCGCCCGCCGCGCCATGACCGGGGACCTCAGCGGCCTCGCCGCACTCGGCATGTGGGCGCTCGCGGGGACGGCCTGCCAGCAGGCGCTGACCGATGGAGTGATTGCGGTCGAGACGCTCGTCTCGGACACGCTCAATCTTGAAGTGGCGACTCAGCTGGCGGGGATGCTCGTCGAAGAGGGCCTGTGGCATGCGCCTGGACACTCGTGCGAACGCTGCGTGCAGCCGCCGCAGGGGTCGTTCATCTTCCATGACTGGTTCGACCTTCGCTACGACCGTGGCGAAGACGTGCGAGTCACGAGGGGAAAGCGTGCTGAGCTGAAAAACCGGAAGATCACAGATGCTGTGTGGCTGCGCGATCGCGTCGGCGGTGTCGAGCGCGGCGGCAATATGGTTGCCCCGTGTCGCTACTGCGGGACGAAGGTGCAGCGCAAGGACCGCAGCACGTGGCAGTACGATCATGTGGAACCGACCAAGTACATTGGCGCGGCCAACATCGTGATCGCATGCACGGACTGCAACAAGCAGAAGCAGCAGCGCACGCCTGCCGAGGCGGGCATGGTGCTTCACCGCCCTGGGTGGATGCCCGGGCAGGCGGACTGGTCAGCGCCTCCGAAGAGCGCTGAGCGGAACACGGTCGAGGACACGCCGCGTCGCGGCGGAGCTGTCATGGTCGAAGCCGGGAGGGACGCGAATCCCGTCGAGGGGACGCCCTCGGGTCAGGTCGAATCCTCCCTCCCTTGGAATCCCAGCAGCCCCGCCGCCGGCACGGACGTTGATCTCCCGGACGCTCACGCGCTCGACTGGGGGCAGGCAGCAGGCGAGGGAGGCGAGGATCCCGTCGAGGCTAACGCCTCGGGTCAGGTCGAACCCGCCCCCAGCCTGCGCCGCGCAAACCCGCTCCGACCTGCGACGGCACCTGCGGCAGCCGCAGCGGCAGCCGCGACGGCAACAAATCCTGCCGCAGCGGCAGCCGCAGCGCAGGAAAATCTTGCCGCGACGGCAGCAAAGCGGGTGTCTACGCGCGCACGCGCGTGTCAGGGCAGGGAGGGGCAGGGCAGGGAACTAGATAGGGAAGGGTCTGGCTGGGAGACTGGCGGGGCCGGGCAGGGTGAGCCTGCCTCACCCCGCAGGCGTAGGCCACGGCGCAAACGTCAGGTGAGAAATCTTGGCGCTTCCCCTGAAGGTTCTCAGTCCATGCCCAACCCCTCATCTGCTGGTCTGGCAGGGGATGCTCCTAGCCCACAGGTGGGTGGGCAGTGGGGGTCTCCCTGGTACCAGTGGCGAGGTCGTCCCCCGGTGGATGATGAGGCCACGTGTCCGATCCATGGGGCCGACGTGCCCTGCCGTTTCTGCCTTGAGGAGGAGCCATGCTGAACCGTGTGTGCTCATCCGGGTGCGCCGCGCCTGGTGAGCATCTTCCTGACTGCCAGGATGACTCGTGCCGAGGCTGCGCACCAAGTCCGGCTTACGTCGGGGTCCTGTGCGTCCGCTGCTGGGGGAGACTCCAAGCCGTCGTGCGCACGATGCCGGCACTCGTCGACGAGCTGATGAGCGGGGACGACGCGCCCTCGGCGGTCTCATCCTCTGGCGGTGGCCGCCCGCCTGGCTCGTCCTCGCTGTACCCGCAGCAGCGAGCAGCGGCCGACGAGCTCGCGGCGGCGCTGGCCTCGTGGTGTATCCAGGCAGGCGAGCATATCGGCGTGGAGGCTCCTCGGCCGTCCGGACTGTGGTGGTCGAGCCCTGGTCGCAAGATCGACGCGGAGACGGGCGAGGCGTATCTCGTGGAGGCAGAGCCGGTCGGCATCCGGTCTGCCTCGGCGCTGACTGAGCTCGTCCGCTGGATTGATCCACTGCTCGACCGTGTCGCGGCCGCGCCGTGGGCGCCCGAGATGCTTGCCGACCTGGCCAGGCTCGATGCCGGCGCACGCGCGAGGTGGGCAGTCGAAGAGCCAGAGCGGCGGGTGCGGGACATTGCCTGTCCCTCATGCAACGCATACTCACTCGTGGTCACGCCCGTCCGAGTCGTCGGTGGGCAAGAGCAGGTCACCTGCTCGCGTATCTCCTGCGGGCGCGTCCTGTCCTCCCAGGACTGGGAACGACTGCGCGCCTGGTCGGTACTGGTTGCTCGCATGTCAGCCAAGGCCGAGGAGTCGTCGGCATGATCGTGGCGGGGGAGGAGTGGGAACGACAGTGCGATGTGCCGAAGCATGTGCCGGGCCTCCCCGCGTCCACGGTCCGGGTGTGGGCGGCTGCGGGCCGGGTGCGGTCGGTCAAGGTCGGCGGCTCCGTATGGGTTGCCATCGAGGACGTGCTAGCGGCTGCGGCCTCGTCGCGCCGCCGCTGCACGACACGACACGCGAGCCAAGTGAAGGTTGATTGACAGCGCCGCATGGCAGTTGTAACATCTGTGCCAACGGCAGAAGTGTCGAACAAGCCCCGAGGCGGATAACCGTCCGGGGCTTTCGCGTACCCGCCGGACCGGCGAGCTCCGAGAGGATGAAGCGTCATGGCTTGGTCATCGAGCGATCGTGCATCGCGGCTCCCGCCTGACTGGGATGAGCGCCGCGCCTTCGTCTGTGCTCGCGCAGGTGGCCGCTGCGAAGCGCTCCTGCATGACGGGACGCGCTGCCCTGCAGCTGGTGCCGAGTGCGACCACGTTGAGCCTGGTGACGATCATCGAGCGACGAACTTGCAGTGGTTGTGCTCGTGGCATCACAAGCGCAAGACTCAGCGAGAAGCCGCGGCTGCATTAGCCGCAGAGCGGGCGCGAAACGCTCCGCGCAAGCGCAAGCATCCCGGCCTCATCGACTAGACCCCCACCAGGGACCCCCTCCCCACCCTACTCTTATACTCCTCTGACGCTGCCGACGAACCT